CATGGCCGGCGTGATTGACCTGCGCACTGGCGACTGCCGCGAGATCCTGCCGATGCTGCCGGCCAACAGCGTGCATTGCGTGGTGACCTCGCCGCCGTATTACGGGCTGCGGGATTATGGCACCGCGCAGTGGGACGGCGGGGATGCGGGGTGCGATCATGCTGCACCGAGTAATCCGCAGACGGCCTACCTTACCGGTCGATGCACTGGCGAGCCGTGGGGCGATCCAGCGAAGACGCTAACTGCGTCCAGGCGGCAATACCGCGACATCTGCGGCAAGTGCGGTGCGCGGCGGGTGGATCGGCAGTTGGGACTGGAAGCGACACCGGACGAATACATCGCGGCGATGGTCGCGGTGTTCCGCGAGGTGCGCCGCGTGCTGCGCCCGGATGGGACGTGTTGGGTGAATATGGGGGATAGCTACGCAACATCATCAGCGGAGCGTCTGGCGACGCAAAGCGGAGCCGCCCAGCGTCCATGTCGTGACAACACGACGTTGCCGCCCAAAGCAGTCCCGCAAGGCCTAAAGCCGAAGGACCTGCTGCTAATGCCGGCGCGGCTGGCGCTGGCGTTGCAAGCGGACGGGTGGTGGGTGCGCAGCGACATTATATGGGCGAAGCCCAACCCGATGCCGGAGTCTGTGACCGACCGGCCAACCAGCGCCCATGAGCATGTGTTTCTGCTGACACGTTCCGCTCGATACTATTACGACGCGGAAGCGGTGCGGGAGGAGGCGATCAACGAGGGGCATGTTGTGTCTTATGACGGCACGCAGAAGAACACGGGCCACCAGAACCGCACGTATCCCGGTTGCAAGCCACGCGATATACTGGTGAGCGGTCGAAACCTGCGCAACGTCTGGTCGCTGGCCACGGAGGCGTTCCCCGGCGCGCACTTCGCAACGTATCCCACGGAGTTAGCCGCCCGCTGTGTCAAGGCTGGCACCAAACCTGGGGACATGATCCTTGACCCGTTTGCGGGCGCGGGGACGACGTTGCTGGTCGCAGACCGGCTGCAACGCCACGCCATTGGCATTGAGCTCAACGCCGACTATGCGGCGATGGCCGAGGCCCGCATCGCATCCGACAGCCCGCTGTTCGTGGACTATGGTGACGCGCCGGTGCCGGAGCCGCCGGAAGACGCCCGCATGGCTGACCTGTTCGCATGGGCGGCTGACTGAATGGAGTGAGATAAATGCCATTCGACGCAATGACTGGATGGACTCCTGCGGCAGATGCCTGCCCAAGCCGGTGGGGCGATCCCAACGAAGAGGCGCGCCCGAGGCTGATTCCGACGCTTACCGATAAGCAGGTGCTAGCGAATATCCTGCGGTGGATGTGGGGCGATCGGTGGCTACGGGGTAAGATCTATGACGGCAAGGGCGGTCATTGTCTGATGGGCTGGCTGTTGTTTTGTACGGAACCGACCACGAATGTGCGGCAATTCACGCCGCAGTCGGTTCGGATTATGCAGTTGCTGTACGACCAATTGCCGAAATCCGCGCAGCGATCGCGGATAGGTATGCATATAACGCTAGGGCGCTACAACGACAGCCACACTGAGGGTACGGTGCGCGGCTTGGTGCGTCGCGCGTATGAGGCGGCGTGATCCGGCGGCGGCATGCTGATGGACCTGATCGGCCTGGCGATCGCTGCATGCGTGCTGGTGCTGCTGCTCGCCGCCGTCACATGAGATGGGCGAGGTGACGGCTGACGAGCAACTGCGAGAGATTGAGCGTGCGGCGCGAGCCCTGCGGGACAAGCTCAAGGCGATTCACGACGATCCCGTCTTCATGTCGGTGTGGGTGATCAACCAGCTCCATGCCGGTCCCTACAAAGGGCCGACCTATACCGCCGAGTTGGTGGCGCTGGATGAGGCGCTAGCGGTGAGAGATGGGCGAACCATCGGCCCGACGTAACGGCGTCACCGGCGCGATAACGGGCCTCGGCGAGCGGCTGATCGCTGGCCTGCCCGGTCCGTTCCTGGCGTTGATCGCGCTCAATGCCGTGTTCATCATCGGCGTGCTCTGGTTCGTGCAGGCCGAGAGCGCACTGCGGGTGCAGGTGATCGATAAGATCCTGGATGCCTGCAGCGCGGAGATGACACGCAGCCGGTAGCATGTGCTAGTGAATGCTCGCTAACACCGAGATAATGCCGACCGATTGGGCTCAGGCGATAGCCCAGGCGGATAACCCGTTCGCAGTCGCCATGAGCCGATATGCACGCGCGCCGATCGGCTTTGTGCGCGAGGTGCTGGGCGTGCAGCCGGATGCATGGCAGATCGAGGTGCTGCGGACATTGGCACACGGCCACACGCGCATCTCCATCAAGTCGGGCCACGGCGTGGGCAAGACAGCCCTTGCGGCATGGACCATCACTTGGTTTGTCAACACGCGTGTTCCGTTCAAATGCGCGGTTACAGCGCCGTCCTTCCCGCAATTGTTTGATGCGCTGTGGCCCGAACTGCTGAAATGGTTCGGCAAATTGCCTGAAGCGTGGCGTGCGCTCTGGGATTTCACAACCGACCATATCACGCTCAAGGCGGATAAGGAGTGTTTCGTCACTGCCCGGACCAGTCGCCCCGACCAGCCGGAGGCAATGGCCGGGCTGCATAGCCAGCACATTTTACTGGTGGCAGACGAGGCGTCGGGCATCGATGAGCGGGTTTACGAGGCGGCAGGCGGTTCCATGAGCAGCCCTGGCGCGATCACAATGCTGATCGGCAACCCGACCCGTGATTCCGGGTTTTTCTGGCGTACGCATACGCTGGAGCGAGACCGCTGGAAATGTCTCACCGTGTCGTCCGAGCAGTCGAAGCGCGTCGATGCTGGCTACGTTGTGGAAATGCGCGACCGCTACGGACCCGAGAGCAACGCTTACCGGATCCGGGTGCTGGGCGAGTTCCCGCGCGGCAGCGACGATACGTATATTCCCGGCGAGCTGGTGGACGCTGCCATGGCCAGGGATGTGGTCCTCGATACCAGCGCACCCGAGGTGTGGGGACTGGACGTGGCCCGGTTCGGCCAGGACGCCTCCGTGCTGATCAAGCGCCGCGGCAATGTGGTGACCGAGCCGCCCCGCCGCTGGCGGAACATCGATACCATGACGCTGGCAGGTGCGGTGAAGCACGAATATGACGCGGCGGGGACCAGCAGGCCGTCACTCATCGTGATCGACGTAATCGGCGTGGGCGCTGGTGTGGTGGACCGGCTGCAGGAGCAATCCGTGCCTGTGCTTGGATTGAACGTGGCTGAGGTGCCATCCAATAGCGCGCTCTACATGCGGTTGAGGGACGAACTGTGGGGGCGCACGCGCGATTGGTTGGCGACGCGCAGTGTGAGGCTGCCGCGCGACGATCAGTTGCGCGATGACCTGGTGGCGCCGCGCTATGGCTTTAGCAGCAACGGCAAGCTGCAGATCGAGAGCAAGGAAAAGATGCGCCGTCGTGGGTTGCCGTCTTGCGATCATGCCGATGCGCTGGCGCTCACGCTGGCCGAGCAGTCGCTGATGGTGAGGAGTGCGAACACGAGTTGGTTGTTCGATCCCGAGCCGGTGCTGGACAGCGTGCCGGGGTGGGCGAGTTGATGGATGCGGTGATAGACGCGATGCGAGGCATCTGCATTATTCTGGCGCGAGAGGCGCTGATGCGGATTGAGGATAATCTTGCGGAGCCTGAGTTGCCGCCGGGGAGACATAATTGGCTGCTGCTGCAGCGTGACGAATTGCAGCGCAACCTGGACCAGTTGGAACGAAACCAATGAGGTGGGCGAGTTGAGGAGGTCACGGTGCCGTTCGATGGTGTTGATACTGCGCGTGTAGCGCTTGATATGCTGCGATACGCACGCGAGCAGATCGCGGCCGGGCATTGGGTCCAGGGTGCTTACGAGGACCGCCATGGCAACCGCTGTGCGCTTGCGTGGCTACACCGCGCGTCTTGTGCAGACCTCTACGATGCTGGCGGCCGCGATATGTATATAGCACTCGCGGCGTTGAACACGGCGATGCCGAGCGTGGTGCGCGATGGCCCGTTGGTGCAGACGATGATCGTCTACAACGACAGCCACACGCAGCGCGGTGTGGTGCGGTGGTTCGACCGGGCGATCCGGGCGCTGGAGGAGGCGCCCACCACGAGTTGGTTGTTCGAGGATCGTCGGGATCCTCGTCGGTCATGGTATTCGTTGTACTGAACCGATGAGCGGATTCATTCCTAATCCTCTGATGCCGCCACGGCCGGGAATGGGCGCGCCAGGCATGCCCCAGGCACCGATGTCGCTGCCGGGTATGGGCGCACCACCGCAAATGATGCCGCGCCCGCCGATGCTGGGGCCGCCGCCAGGCATGCCACCGGGTCTACTCGGCAACATGCCGCCGCCGCCCATGGCGCCGCCACAGGCGCCGCAGGTGCCCGGCACGCCGCCGCCGTTGCCTCCTGTGCCGGGACTGATACCGGGCGGTATGAAGCCGACCGGCATGGCGCTCGGCCAGGAGCAGGCGCTGATGGTCCTGCTGCCGAAACGGCGTGATGACATTCCGCCGGACGACGATAATGATTTGCCAGGGCAATTAAAGCCGTACGCTAAAGGGCTGCGGCCGGCGGTGCGGCCCGAAGGGGTTGGTTGGCAAGAGGAGGTGATCTTTGAGCACCTCGGCAAGTCAGACTACGAAATCCAGGGGGTTGTCAGCTACTATGTCAAGAACGCGCAGCAATACGACAACTATCTGCGCGAAGAGCGCGTGGCCGCCGACCGCTACTACCGTGGTGAGGGCTTTGGCGACGAGGACAAGCTGAAAGGCCGCAGCCATCTGGTGCTGACCACGGTACGGGACACGATACGGAGCACGCTGCCGTCGCTGCTGCGCATATTCACCGGGGTTGCCGACCCGGTGGAGTTTGAGCCGATTTCATACGAAATCACCGGACCGGATGCGGAGATCACCACCGCCAAGATGTCGCGGCAGGCAACGGACTATGCCCGCTGGGCGTTGTTCACCGCCAATCCCGGCTGGCAGATCCTGCACGACGCTTTGCTGAATGCGCTGACCAGGAAAGCCGGATGGGTAAGGTGGCGCTGGGGTAAAATCAAGCACTCGCGCACCGAGGTCGCGCACAATCTGCTGCTGCCGCAGTTGCAGATGCTGCTCGC